GGCTAGTGCTAAACCCTGCAGTAGAGTCAACAGTAAGTGTACCAGAGCCTGTCATGCTTGTGCTTGACAGTACCTTTAAGCCTAACTCTGTAGACCCTGCAGTAAATATTCTTTCACCACGAGCAGCCACAACTCTATCAGCAAAAATACAGGTTAGTAAAGTTTTTTCTGATGCGTTATTAGTTTGTGGTATCTGATGATTTACATACTTGCGAAATCCATTTATTCTTCTATAGCCACCTTTAATGTCAGGCTCAAAGTTTACAAGCTCTAATGCTTGACCAGGTTGCATAATAAAAGTGGACTTGTTTAGAACTAGCCCACCTTCACAGTTGAATGTTGTTGATTGTAAAGTTGATGTATCTGGCATATTAAGATACTCTTAGGACAGGGTTGTATGTTGTTGTGTCTCCACCCATAAGAGTTGATCTTACATAATCATACTTGTTTATCACAAGTGTTTGCATATTTTTTATACCTTGTTGAAACCTATCAAAGTTTACTTGATACTGTTGTAGTTCACCACGATATTGATATATGTATGAAACAGCACCATCTACAACAACTGGTGCAAATCTGTCAGGTATAGTTGTAGTATCGCCATGAGCAGATAAATCAGAAGGAAAAGTAAAAAAGTCAAATGTTAAAACATATTGTTTATCAGGGAAAGGATATAGTAAATAATTATTATCTAATGTTCTAACTATAAATCTAGGTATACCACCTTTAGTAAATTGTGTTACGGTTACACCACTAGCATGTGTTTCTGCAGTGGTGCTGTTGGCTCCTCTGGTACAACCTGTTATGTCGTTACCTGTCGTACCTGTATATGTAACTTGCTCACCTCCTATGTGTACTGTACCAGAGGAGTCAAAGCCACTCGTAGATGTGAGTGTCAGTGTGGTCACAGTGCTTGAGTGTGAACCATTTAGCGTTGTAGAAGAAACGTCATCCTCTTGAATAGCATAGTCTCTAGAAATGTATTCGTTATAGTTAAGCTTAGTGAGACTATTACCTGTAGTATTTAAGTCAGTATCTTTTTTTATTCTAGCAGTGTTATAGTCAATATACTTTGCACTCGTAGGTAAAGAATATCTAGTTACACCTGCAGTAAGGGTTTTTGTAGTTGTGCTATGGTTAAAGGGGTAGCCAAACTCTCTTTGATTAATGTAACGAATAGCATCATTGACTGCATTTTTACATTGTGTCTGCACACCTCTAGAAGAAGAAAAGTTAGAAGACGTAAGTTCTACCTCATTCATTCTAACAAGTGTACTATTTGTCAGTGTAAGAAATGTTTCTGCCATTTTGCTATCCTAAAAATATACTGAGGGGGCCAGTTGTCCAGCCCCCAAAAGTATTATG